TGTTGGTCGTGCTTACATTGAAGGATCTGGTGCATTACAACATATTGGTGGTGAGCAATTACAATCAATCTATACTTGGAGAGAAGTTGCAAAACTTTGTATTGATGTAATTACATTAGATGAAGCAGATTTAGAAGGAACTTATTCAACTAAAGTTCGTGTTCCTAATTATTTTGCATCTCCTGCATCTTCACAGATACAAACTGATATTATGACTCTTGTAGATGATCTATTAGATGTTATAGGTCCTACAGGTCATAGATTTAGAGATGGTGCTGATTTAATTTACTTTAATAGAAAAGCAATCGCTGATGAAGCAGTATATTATATTGAAAACAAATATCAAGTACAAGTTGGTTTCTCAACAGTAAATAAACTAACAATACCTAATAGAGCAAAATGTGTAAGAGATATTAGAGATCATATACTTCCTGCTATTGCAGGTGACTTGGTTACAGGTGGTAACTTTGAAACTCAAGCAATGATTGATAGTTATCTCGATAATGAGACTAATATCAATTATATTGAAGATGAATTGCTTGCAATGATTGATGCGATTGAATATGCTAAGAAGTTAGCACAAAAAGCAATACAAGGTTTATTAATTGGTAGAAATGAGAACCCTGCTCAAGTCGCTGCTGATTTCTCTGATTACTATCAGATGTTATACACAGATGAGTCTGTTTATCGTGACGATACTATTACAATAGATCCTAAAGCATATACTGGATCTGATAGAGATCTTGACGCTGCAAATCTTTTACAGCAAAATGCTAAGACCATTGCAGGTGAAGCAGTTGATATTCTAACTAAAACATCGTTTGCACAATCTAAGAAGTTTAGAGTTCCAGGTGGTAAAGTTAACTGTGAAGATGATATTGTTGACATCATCGAATCTGTAGCACACGATTTACGTTTTGGTGGTAACAGCGAGACATATGATGCTGCTGCTTTATACTTAAATACTGATTTAGCATTAAGTCACGTAACTAATCAATCTGATGAGACAATCTATGCGTTTAAGTTAGCAAGAGATATGTCAATCCTAACCATCAGAAACCGTTTAGGGTTTACTCCCTATGAGAGTGAGGCAGCAACAGGTGGATTAGGACAAGCAATACAGAGACCTGATTACTATAATAATGCTACAACCAATGGTTACTATGATGCTGCAAATGAAATTGAAAATAATATAAGATTTATCGCTACAACTGCTGTTGGTCGTGGTATGTCTCAGTATCCTAATTTGGCATTCTCTGGTGGTTATAATTATCAGTCTTGTGTTGATGACGTTGTAGATTTACTTGAAGCATTAGTATTCAACTTAAAGCACGGTGGTAACAACCGTATGTGGTATTCAAGTGAGTTCTATATTACAGTTGGAAATGCTATACAGCATATTAGTAACCAAGCAGCAGAAGTTAAATATATCTTTGAACAAGCAAGAGATATTGCAATACAAATAATGAGACAGCAGATTGTTACAATTAATGGTGTAACAGAAGGAAGTGCAATATATGATTCTAGTATTACTATTGATGGTACTAATACAACAGTTGGTAACTTAACTCCAACAAATGTAGAATACTTCCCAACTACAGGTAATTTAAGACTTACTGTTAATGGTCATAACTTAACTACAAGTGATAGTATTCAACTTGCTCAAAACTCATTAACATTTACTTGTGATTTTGATGGTAATGCAACAAACCATACATATCCAAGACCATTAGATCCTTCTAGCGGTGCTTTATTACCAGTTACAGCATTTACTACAAATACATTTACAGTAAATGTAGGAACTACTGCTAACGGAACTCACGATGTTACTGATGCAATATATGAAGAAGCAACTGGTAATCTATTCTTAGATATTGGTACAAATAATCTTAATGTTGGAAGACATATTAAGTTCTCTCAAGATTATGCAATAACATTTACTTGCACAAAAGATGGTAATACTACTAACCACGCATATCCTCGTCCTACTGACTATGCTAGTGGTAAATCATTAGAAGTTTTAGAAATTAGTGATTCTGCGTTTACAGCAACAGGAGCAACATATTCACCTACTACTGGTGCTATGACCCTGACTGTTCCTCAACACGGATTTAGTAATGGTGATCAGATAAGACTTGTTAATAATTCATTGAACTTCACTTGTACAATGGATAACAACTATAGTGTACATTCTTATCCTCGTGCTAGTGATCCTGCATCAAACCAGTATCTAACAATCAGCAACGTTGCTACAAATACTTTTGATGTAAACGTTGGTTCTACAAATACTCTAAATTATACTCCATCAAATGTTGTTTACAGTCCTACTACAGGAGATATGGTTATCACAATCGGTAATCACAGTCTTGTTCCTGGATCACACATTAAGATTGCTGATAATTCATTAATATTTACTTGTTTAGAAGATAATAATGCTACTGAGCATTCATATCCTAGAACAACAACTACAATACATCAGAGCACTGCTGCTGTATATGAACCTACTACAGGTATGATGCAGTTGACTGTTCCTCAACACGGATTTGCAAATGGTGATCAAATTAAGATTGCAACTGATTCTCTAACATTTACTTGTGGTCAAGATAACAATCAAACAAATCATACATATCCACGTGCTACTGACCCTGCTGCTAATTCTTGGTTAGAAATTTCAGATGTAACTGCAAATACATTTAAAGTTCAAGTTTTATTATCTACTGGAATACCTTCAACAAATACAACACCACACACATATGTTTCTTCTGCTACAAATAATATTACTTGGAAGAAAGATAGAGCATATGATGTTCCTTTAGAAGTAAAAGCAGTTGGTCAAACAACTATTACAGTTAATGTTTTAGCATCTGGAAGAATCCCATCTACTAACGTAACTACTCATACATTTGTAAATGCTGCAACAAATGCAATAAGTGCAGGTGGAAATTACACTCATACATTCATATCTGCTGCACCTGGAGGTGTTAGATTTAAGAATGGACGTATTAAGGTTAATGTAAACCCTGCACCTACAAACGAACAATATCCACATACATTTGTAAGTGCTGTTTCTGGTGCTGTATCTTATGGTGGTAATCATCCTCACAACTTTGTAAGTGCTAATACTAATGCTATAACCTTTATTATTGGTGGTGGTGGAGTTCGTTGTGTAAATGAAGCAGCGTCTATAACAACATTAATGGGTATTCCTATCAATCTATTTGATAGTAGTAATACAAGTAATCCTACAGCATATCTAAATGGAATTACGAGAACATTACCACTCGAATGGCCACTTACAGGTGAACGTGCTATTAGACGTGACGTTTCTATAACTTACGATTCAGCAGGTAACGGAAACTGCACCACACAGAGTTCAGCGATTAATACCCTTTGGGAGATACTTATTAATACTATTGATACTGCTGCTCAAGGAAATGGTAGTCATCTTGCAACTATAACCAGAACTGCACCTGTCACTAACAACACTGTATATAAAGGTGGAACTTGTTACGATGTCACATCTGCTGCACACGTACTATTCAAGACACTTCTTCACGGTCTTGGAAGTGGCACAGAGATGTATAAACAATCTGCAAGATTATTAATATACAATGACACATATACTCGATTAGAATCATATGAGAAAACTTTAAATCAATATCCTGGTTATGCAGGAGATGCTTCGTTTGCTGAACCAATACAAAAAGCGATTGTATATGACTTCATTACAAATGGTAATGCTAGGACTTTACAATTAGTTAACTCTTGGTTTGATGCTGATGGTAATTTCGTAGCATACCCAACACTCTTTAGAACTCGTCTTCTTTATCACGCAAGAATGATTAAAGAGTTGATGGATCATATCTTAAAAGGAACTGCACCTGATCCTGGTGTAAATGCTAACCAACCTCTTTATTCACTTGATGGAACTAATCCTGATAGAGAATTACGTCCTACTGCGACTGCATCTCATAAGTTACATCAATTATTCCACTTAATATTAACTGCGTTACAATACTCACAATTCCCAACAACATACTTAAGAACACAATTTGACGCAGGTGTTGCTGTTTATGATGGAGTTATTAATGTTGCTAATAACTTTGAACCATATGATAGAGTTGCTTATATTGTTCTAGGATCTAATATTCCAGAACTTGATGGAACAACCTATTATGTACATCCTAATTCAACATCTAATAAGATAGTTCTTACAGAATATATTGATGGAGAACCAATATATCTAAGTCCAGGTCTAGCATCACAGTTACATACACTCGCTGTTGAAGTAGATCCAGGTGTAGATCGTGTACCTACAACTTATGGAACACGTGATGTACCAACACCAATCAAAGCAGGTTTCAACCTTGCTGATGTTATCTACGGTGGAACATCTGGTGCTACTGCTCAGATAGTTCGTATGGAAGATAATTTAGCAGATATTATGTATCAGGCAAAATATATGACCTGTAATACATTCTCTGCACAAGGTGGTGGAACTGGAATCAAGATTCAGAATGGTGAGACAGTTGTTGTTCAAGGTGCTACTCAAAATACTGGTAAGGTTCTTGCTACTGATAACGAGACATATATTAAGTTGATTGATTACAATGGAACATTTACAGCAGGTGATACTATAGAAGGTGTTACATCTGGTGGTACTTGTACATTTGCTGATGAGCACGATAGACTTCTTGTTAATTTCCGTCAGGGTGAATTTATTGCAACTGATAAGTTCTTCTCTACAGATACTGGATCTAAAGCAACTGCTCTAATTGTTAGAAACAATAACGGTGCACTAATTGATAATCAGAGTGGTAGAATCACTTACGACATCACCACAGTAACTGGAGAGTTTAAACCCCAAGATGTTATCTATGGATCTGTTACTGATCAAATTATTGAAATTGAATCTTTTGTTACTCTACCTAATTTTGGTGAGTATGTACACGGTAGACAAATTACAAGACTTACATATGTTCAGTTAATTACTGATACAGGTGTTACTGATACATTTAATGTTGGTGATGTATTACAGGTTCAATCTGGTGGTATTAGTATTGGTTGGACAGTGACTGTTACTGAGATTGATACAAATAATAATTACGTATTTGTTGCAAATGAAACTGGAACTCCAGAAGGTGTAACTATTTCTGATATTGCAAGTAATTCACAATATCAACTTGCTAAAGTACCAGTTGGAACTCTATTCCCATCCGTATATACAGGAGTTGCAGCAGTTACAATAACAGATACAACAGCATACGGTAAGATTGCTAAGATTACACAGTTTGGTACTCGTGCTGTTCTCCACTTAGAAGGAACAAGTGGAACATTCCAGAAGAACTCACAAATTATTGGAGACAATGGTTTCAAAGGTGCTTGTTCATCTGCTAGATCTTTAAGAGGTAGAGTACGTAGATTCTTTAGAGGATTTGATGGTGTACAAAAGGCATTTAAACTAACTCAAGGAAATGGTACACAATACTTCCCAGATCCCGCAGGACATATGATGATCTTTGTGAATGGTATCTTACAACCACCTGGTGCTGACTACGCATTCACAGCATTCTCAGATAACATACAGTTTACTGAAGCACCTGCTATAGGATCAACTTTCCACGGTGTATATAAAGGTAAGTTAAGACAATTAGATGATATATCATTCGACTTTGATTCATTACGTAACTCATTCAACTTAAAGTTAAATGGAGTGTTCTACTCATTGACTTTAACTGATGGTGTACAATCAAATACAATCTTACCTGAGAACAATATTATTTGTCAGTTAAATGGTGTTATACAGGAACCTGGAATTGGTTTTGAAATTGTTGGTTCTAGAATTATCTTCTCTGAAGTTCCTCGTGCAGGTTCAACCTTTGTTGCATTCTCTTATGTTGGTTCTGATGTTGACGTTATTGCAGCAACAGTTGTACCACCTATTGAAGCAGGTGATGAACTTATCATTGATGGTGAGGAAGAAACAAGAACAGTTGCTCTTATTGAATCATCTAACTCTCTAATTACATTTGAGTATGGTGGAGCAGTTAAAGGACGTAATGCTTCTGCACTTGCTGAGATTGAGAAGGGACGTATTACTAATGCGATATTAACAAACTCTGGTGATGGTTATAGTACAAGACCACAAGTTGATGTTATATCTTCAACAGGATTTGGTGGACGTATTAAGGCACTTGTTGGTGTAGCAAGAATTGATGTTAAGAACGCAGGTCAAGGATATTCATTACCTACTATTGTTGCAAATACAACTGTTGCAGATGATTTCTTAGGACCTACAGGACCTGCATTAAATGGTGGTATTGATATTTACGATCCTAACTTCATACCTGTAACAGGTGGTACTGGAGTCATAGAGAACTTTATAACAATAACTGAATCACCTAGAAATATTACTGTTAACCAAGGTCAGACTGCTACATTCCAAGTTGCAGCAAAAGTAACAATATCTAATGTTGTTGCTTATCAAATTAATGTTGCTGATAAGTCTGTTAACCATCCTTACTATGGTCAAGGATCTGGAAAAGGTTATAACTTTACTGGTGGTCAATTTAATTCAAGCACTGAAGCACCAACACTTGTATTTGTTCGTGGAGCAACATATCAGTTTAATCAAAACGATGTTACCAATGCTACTCACGCACTTTACTTTAGTGAAGATGCTACTGCTTATGGTGGCAATAGTAGATATGAGACTGGTGTTGTATATCGTCTTAACGGTAATCAAGTTGCAGACTACGCAACATATGCTGCGGGATTTAATGCTGCTACAACACGTAGTGTTAGCATTACAGTCGCTGCTGATGCTCCTGCTACTCTTAATTACGTATGTGGTAATCATCAGTATATGGGTTCAGCAATTAACGTTAACAACGGAACTCTTTCATATCAGTGGCAGAAAAAAGATTATGGAACATCAAGTTGGAACAATATCACTGGAGCAATTAGTTCTACATATACAACTGCTGCTACTACACAGGCAGATACAAATGATGAATATCGTGTTGGTATCACATCTAACGGTGCAATCCCTGTTCTATCAACTGCTGCTGTTCTTACCGTCAACATCGGTGCAACAACACTCAGTTCCTTCACACCTACCCAAATCTTTGACGACGACTAAATACTCTTATGGCAGCAAATGGATCCTATAATAGTAGCAATAATGTCCTAACAGTAACTGGCGATGGTTTGCCATCTCCAGTGAACTCAGGAACTTTTCCTAATGCTAACAATTCAAACACAATTACATCATATGCTTTCAACCACAACTTTGTTTACAGAGGTGGATCAAACACGTCTGATTCTGGGGTTGTCGGTTTGGGTGCTATTGGTATTGCTGCAAACGGTGTCGTCTTCTTTAATCCTAGTGCAGGAACTGATGGGTCGCCCCCGTCAGGATTTTCCTACGTGGCAGCGGGTATTGGTTCTGCTGTTAATTATGGAGAAGATAGTTGTGGTGGGTATCCTGAGTCAAGTGGTCAGTACCGTTATAACGACAGCGACTTCATAGATTGTTGGAATGCCAATCAAGTGATGGCAGGATATAATGATTACTATGGTTCATCTCAATATAATGGTGATAATATTAGACACCCTGATGGTCACTCTAAGATAATAGGTTATAGTTTTGATGGTTATCCTGTGTATGGTCCTTATGGATATACAGATGCTAATGATAACACTACACCTGTAATCAGAATGTCTTCTGGATGGACAGTAAGAACTCAAGAAGCACCTGGAAGACCTGCATATGATACAACATACCCCGCAGGTGTGTTTATGGAAGATTATGAATATACTGGTGGAACAGGAAAGTTAGATACACATAACGGTAGACATTGTGTAACACCTGAGTATCCTAGTGGTACTTTTGCATACTTTCTTACTGAAGATAATTCTGGAAATCCAGTATTTCCTTTTATGATGGGTTTGACCTCGAAAGAGGCAATGGTAGTACCTGCCAATGATGGTTTTACACAAACTGCACCACCTACTGATGATGGTGGCGATACTCCCGATCAACCCCCTACTCTTGTAATTACAAATCAACCAACAAACGCTACTATTCAAAGTGGAAACCTTCAACAGTTTAGTTTGTTAGCAGAAATACAACCACAAAATGATACTATTGCATATCAGTGGCAAGTATCAACAGATGGTGGATTTGCTTGGTCTAACTTAACTGGTAATACATCAGCAACACTGAATATAAATGCTCAACCATTTATGACAGGTTATCGTTATAGATGTGTGTTGACTGGTCCAGTTGGTGCATCTACTCAAGCACAAAACTCACCTTTAATAAGTAATTTGGCGATCCTTACTGTAACAGGTAGTGGAACGACTATAGATTATGCCAGTATCCTCAAATTTGACAGTGGTATTGGAAAATACGATATGACTCCAGTTAATTTTGACAGGGATAATAACAACCCTGACTTTACTATACAGAACTTTACACTGGATAATTCGACAACTTCCTTCGATATGACATAAATAAAACTGTAGAAAAAACCCCCTACTATGGCTAAGCAGAATGTAAACGTCGGTGTATCGGCAAATGATGGTACAGGAGATACCCTCAGAGACGGTGCTATAAAACTTAATAACGTAATTAACGAGTTATACACCCAACTTGGTGATAATACTAATTTGCAAGTTAGTATTGGATCACCATCAACAAACCAAGTCCTTAAATGGAATGGAACAGTATTTACAGAAGGAGATCTGGCATCATCTAATTTGACTGATGTTGACTTGACTGGTATTGGAAATGGTCAAGTACTAAAATGGAATACAGCAAACTCAAGATTCCAACCTGGTGATGACTTACAAGGTAGTGGTGGCGGTGGGGGCAATGCCATTACTAACTTGACTAACAATGGTTCTAATAACGTTGTTATCTCAACTCATTTTCTACCAAACACCGACAACACATATGACTTAGGTAGTAACTCACTTAAGTTTAGGGATTTATATCTATCCAGTTCTACTATTTGGATGGATGATACAGGTATTTCTATAGGATCTGATCAAGAAATTACTCGTAGAAAGAGAAAAGCACATACTGTTCATAGTATAGACACAGGTGCTACTCGTACTATTACATCTAAATTAGCGTCAGAAAACTCTACAGAAGAAGAGGGTCTTCGTTTACGTTTTAGTGCGATGAAAGTAGGAACACCTCTAGAAATTGAGGATGTTAATGGTAATAAAATTGAAGCAACATTTGCATCATTTACTGCTGAAGCAGGTGCTACTCGTGGTACTGTTACAGTTAGTGCTACAGGAACTGCTAACCAAACACAAGAACTAGCAGTATCTGGTGATATTAAGATTTCATCTAAAAATAAATTAATTACTGAACAAGAAGATGGTGCTGTAGATCTTGGTGCACAGAAACTAAAGTTTGGTTTTGGTGATATATCATTTGATACTGATGGTATTCTTGAACTTCCTGCTTCAAGTTCTATCCGTTTTGGTACTCCAGGTTCTGCTAAAGAACTTAAGTTTGATGGAAACAACAATTTAGATTTACCTACAGGAACAGATATTCGTTTTGGTGGTGATGCTGCAAAGTCTATTAAGTTTGACGGATCTGGTAATTTAGAAGTTCCAGAAAACTCTGAGATAAGATTTGGTAGTGGTGGTACTAAAAAAATATCGCTTGATGGAAGTAACAACTTAGTTCTTCCTACAGGAACTGAAATTCATATTGGTACCAAAAAAATTAAAATTGATACTAATGGTGAACTACAGGTTGCTAATGATGGTACAACTTTTGAAGACGTTGATAGAGGATTCAAACGTCAAGGTTCTAGTGCACCTGCGGGAGCAAGTGTTATTAAAGGATATAATAATGCAACTGTATATAAACCATCTCCAACAATTTTATATACATTCAGTGCAGTTGGACAATCAAACTATACAGTTAATGGACCTGGATTACCATCAGGAGGATCTACAGATCCTAATATAATTCTTTATCGTGGATTTACATACGATTTTAATAATACTACTGGATCATCTCATCCACTAAGAATACAGTCTACAACTGGTCTTTCAGGAACTCCATATACTACAGGTATTACTGGATCACAAACTGCTATGCAGTCATTTACAGTTCCTTTTGATGCACCTACAACTTTATATTATCAATGCACAATCCACTCATCTATGAATGGAACTATAGAAATTAGGTAATGGCAAGAACAGTCCCAGGATCAGGAGCAGTTATTGAACCTATCTTTAACAGTACGTTCGGAATAAAGGACGTATTTGTTAATGATGGAGGGACTGGATATGTTGCGGGCGACCCACCAGAATTAAAAGTTACTAATTGTGGTACACCTTTAAGAGAAGCAATACTTGAACCTGTAATTACTAATGGTCAAATTGCTGCTGTAAAAGTATTAGATCCAGGTGAAGGATATGATCCTCTCAGGATTAAGATAAACACAAGTGGTAATGGTTATGGTGCTGCTGCAAAAGCAATATTATGGGACGAAGATCAATATGCTCCTGATGGAACATTGACTGCACCCGCAGGTTCTCTTCAGTATATTCAGATGTTATCGAATGGGGATCAATATTTTAGTGATGCCACAACTGCTGAAATAGATGGTGGAGGTGGTGCAGGTGCTGAACTTAGACCTGTTACTGGATTAATAACTGGTTTAGCATTAGAAGATACTGGATCTAACTATGAAAATGGTGATATTAATATCATCGTATCTGGTGGAGGTGGACAAGGTGCTACTGGAGTTGCAGAGGTAGATGAATTTGGTATTGTTAAAGCAGTAAATATATCAAACGCAGGTGAATATTTCCAAACTCCTCCTGTTATATTACTCAACGGTGGTGGTGGAGGTGGTGCCAGAGCAATCGCTACTGTAGATTTAGGTTCAATAGTTTCTATTGATGTTTTAGATCCTGGTGGTGGTTTCTCATCAGAACCCCAAGTTCTTTTTACTAGAAATACAGATTTAGTCAAAAGGTCTAGAAATAGACAAGCATTTAACTCATTTTTATATAATTTAACTGGTCTTATTAATAATGTAAGTATTTCCGATCAAACAATATTTGTTGAGACTACTGCACCTTATCCTGGATCAGGAAAAATATTAATTGGAAGTGAAGTTATCAGATATACTGGTAAAACTCCTACATCTTTTGTTGGTTGTGACCGTGCTGTTAATTTTAGATATGATCAAAAAGTAACCCTAGATACTCTTGCTGATGATAATGATGGTGTTAGTCAATATAAATTTAATGTAGGTGATCGTGTTATAAGAACATCTGAAAGTTCAAGTAACAAAATTGCTCGTGTATATGACTGGAGACCTGAGATTAATGCACTATATTTGGTATTTGAAGTTGATAAACTAGCATTCATTGATGGTGGATCATCAAATACTATATCTCAAGTTATTGATTTTGTTGGTGGTGTTGCATCATCTAGTGCTACTGGTGTTGAACCACACGTATTAGTTGATTCTATAGGTGATACTATCGTTCAGTTAACAGATCCTATTGGTCTAATACAAGATAAAAAATTTGAAGATGATGACGAATTACAAGGAGCAGGAGATGGTATTCCTGATCTAGTAAATACTAATACAGAATTTGCAAATGCTA